TCAATGCTTTAATTTTATTCATTTTTTTGGTTTTTTGTTTTATAGGTTTTCGTATCTTAATAAAGCCAGCTTCAATACATCGGCTGAGGCTTGGCTTCTTTTGGCCTCTTCGATTTCTTGCTCTTGATCACGCATAGCAACAATGCTGCGGGCATCGGCTTCAGTGTCGGCGTAAGCGGGATAAGTTACTGGGCTCACATCATACAAATCCTCAATTACTTTGATTGTGCGCTTGCCCATAGATCCGTATTTTTCAGACTCAGACCACACTTGTTCTTTGATTGTAAACGCAAATGAACTCTGAGTGATATCGCCGCGCATGATAGAACGCACAACGCTCATATGTGTTGGATTCTCATAATCTGGCACCCAAGTATATTCAAGATTGCCGTCGCCATTTACAAATACTTTGCAAGTGTTTGCTTTTGTGCGGCCCAAAATTAACTCGGCTTCGTGGTTAAACAAACAACGAATGTCGTAATCTTTAGACAAAGCATTGTCAAACGCTCCCGGCAAAATAACTTCCTCAAAATATCCGAGATCCGTAGCGGAATTAATGACAGCAGCAATGCCGCCAATTTCTTTTGGCATGCCTTCGCCTTCTGACCTGGTGTGGACGGTGCCCGTAAATGTGCGCCTTTCTTGTTTCATTAGATTACTTCTGTGTTATTAGTTCCCTCTGGGTTGTTGTTTTTGTCGGCGGTGCTCATTAGTTGCGCAATTTTGGCGTCCATGTATTCATCGATTTTGCTGGACGGCATCAAATTAGATTCGATCAAATACTCATCGCCTCCATTAAATCCGTTTGCATCTTCAAACATGCGGGCCTCGTTACGTGAAAGCCAACCGCCGCGAATGCCTTTATTGTAATAGTCAGCGCGCTCATTGGCGGAGGCTCTCAACAGCGAATTAAAGTTAAATTTAAAGTAATAAGTTAACTTGTCATTTTCTGTTAACAGCTTGCGGGCCATTTCTTGCTCGATGTTAATCGCATAGGATGCCAAAGTGCGTGCGTAAAAATCCTGGTACTCCTGCTCAACGCTTGACTTAATACCATCCTTTGCGCCAATCATAGAAGCGGGAACCCCAAAAATACGGGCGATTTCCTCAGCAGAAAATTTGCGTGTTTCTAAATACTGCGCCTCTTCTGGGCTAAGGCTCAACTTTTCCATCTTGATGCCATTGGGTAGCACTGTGCTGCGGCTTGCCCCATCAATTACATCATCAAGCGATTTCTTCAATGGCACTGCCTGCTCGGGTTTAATCTGTGCGTCAGATGTTAACAAAAATTTCAACACTCCATTTTTGTAGACGCCCGCGCTCTGGCTAATCGCTGCCAAATCAATACCCAAGGTTTCGGCGTGAACCACGATAGGCGATAAACCCACAAGCGGATCATCACCACAAAGCCCTTTAAAATGCAACATGTCGGCCGCTGGGATCATGCCAGGGAAGCCCTTGCGGTTTACTTTGTAAAACAATTGGCCGTCCTGCATGATTGGCTGAACGTAATCAGGTGCAATCGGGTGCAACTCAATGCCCAAATATCTGCTGTCGCGATTGATAAAAGCGTAAGCGTTACCCTTCAGCGCCAAGTGGCTCACCATGTATTTGGTGAAATCGTATTTTGTTTGGTAGGGGTTTGGTTCGTTTACCAATGCCGTCGCGTAATGGATTACAACCTGCTCGCGATTGGTGCCATCGTCTTTATACAACTTTAAAGATAGCCCCGCAATACCGTCTGCAATAACTCTAACACACGCATGCACCGACGCAATAGATAACGCCGTGCGATCATTAACCGCCTGACCGCTTTTTGTTTGATATCCGAAAACATTTTGTAAAGTATTCACTAGCCAATCAGTTGGCTGCGATAAGCTGCTGCGCTTCTCCGCTCTTTTTGGCTGCCAGAATTTTAGATTCATCGCCCGCAAATTACAACTGCCCTAAATTACTCACGTTAACAAATTACTTATTACGCCCCTGGGCCAACCATCTGCTCAACGCTGCCCTGAATACATCGTAGTTTTTGTACCGACGCACGCCAAACTTGCCAAAATACTTTTCCTCGGTTGCGTTGTAGGCATCCTCATAGGTCCGATATCTCGGTAGGTTGTTGTAGTATTCCTGCATATAGTCATCCAAAAATTTCATAAGCTTACAAACCAAAAATCTGATTCCTTTTCTTTTGCGGCATCCTGCATGCAAGTGCCCAATGCCATAACAATACTCACAGGTCCATCGACTTTATCGCCCGACTTGGCTTTGTCTATTTTGATATTACCTGCGGGATCGGTGCGCAGCATAATGTTGCCCATCATCCAACGCGTGACGGGATTGCCCGCGTGCCTCAATTGTTTATCCTTTGTCAATCGCTCCAGTTCTTTAGTAGGTGCCGACATTGATACAAAGCCCTGGCCAAAAGGAAACATTTGCAAGCCTTCGTTTTGTAGCTCAATAACTAACTGAGAAGAGTTGAATCGGTCAAATGCAATATCTTTAATGTTGTACTGCTGAGCCAACTGAATAACCCGCGCCTTAATAAAAGCGTAGTCAGTTACATTGCCGTCCGTTAACTCAATATGTCCATCACTTGCCCACTGTCTGATCGATTGCCCTGCGGCGTCTTTGCGTTTGTACGCCGTCTCGACTGGCAACCAATACCATGAGCGAATCGCGTGAAATTCTGGGAAGTATAGCGAGAATGCACAAAAGTCCCCAGTGCTTGCCAAATCCAAACCGCCATAACACAAAGCGCCTTCAAGATCATCCGCGCCATCGCAAGCCTTCCAATCACTATCTGAAATCCAAGTCATTGCGGTATCGGTCCACACGTTGAGCAGTTTGGTTTTAAATTCAACTTCTTTGTGCACGAACTCCTTGGCCTCGGTCAATCCCTGCTCCAACTGCCTAGGGTTTACTGAAATACCCCAATTTGGATTTGCTTTGGCCCATACTGCCGGGTCCGTCCAATCATCGCCCTCATCCAATGTATAGATCACCGAAAACAAAGCATCGTCTTTTATGTTACCACTCAACACCCCTGCGCAGTACTGCCGGTGCTTGTAGCAAGGTGCCTCACGATTAAAGCCTGCCGTTGTAATGGTAAAAAGCAACGGCTGGCGCCTTGCTCCCATTGAGTTTCGGATTACGTTGTAGAGCTCATCATTTGGATGGGCGTGATATTCATCAATGCAACAAAAGTGCGCATTGAGTCCGTCCTGCTTGCCTGGATTCCATTCGAGCGGTTTGTAAATGCTTTGCCCGTACAATATGCGCCGATTGTTTACAGAGTTGTTAACGGTGAGCGCTTCATTTAACCAGGGCAAATTCTGGCAAACCCTAACAGACTCGCCAAAAACCATCATTGCCTGATCCAACTTGGTAGCCGCGCTGTAAACCTGCGCCGCCGACTCATCATCTGCAATAAGGCCGTAAAGCATAATCGCCGAGGAAAAAGTAGATTTACCATTTTTGCGTGGCACCTCAACATATGCCCGCGTAAATCTCCGCGATCCATCTTCATTCAAAAATCCAAACAGATTCCAAATTATAAAAGCCTGCCATGGCTCCAACTCAAACGGCTTGCCCGCATATTCGCCAGTGCTATGCTCGAGCTGCTCAATAAATTCAATGGCGTGCAAAGCGTAGGTATCAGAGAATCCCCAACCCGCTGCACGATCGGCCACGTATCTATCGACGGCATTGCGCACGTGTTCACAAACTGGCAGCGCGCCAGATTGGACGTCGCTTATATACTTTTCAACTTTTTGCACTGGCTTTCAAAAATGGCCTTCGCCTCTTCAGCTAGTTTCAAGTTGCGATAAACAAACGCCTCATCCCACAAACCAAACTTGCCACACTCACGAAATCCGCTGCCTTGGTCCATAGTGATCACAAATTGGTGGCCTCGCTCTTCAATCCTGTACTCGCGCCCCTGGTATTCAACGTGCGCCGTTTCAAATGCGGCTTTGTGCGTTGCTTTGTTAACTGTCTTTTTCATGTTATGCGGTTTTAGGTTTTCTTAATAATTCTAATTTGCTCGCTGGCTTCACGTTTCCCGTTTCAATCCTTGCCCGAGCGCTCGGCGTGATTCCAAACAACTGCCCCATCTGCGTCGCTTGCTTCAATGCTTTGCTGCGCACATCATACCACGGTGAAACAACTCGCTCGCCAAATCTGTTAACAACAACCTCGCCCTCTTTATTGTTTATCTCGCAGGCTTTTTTATACAAACCCAACTCATTGCAGTACCCGGCAACCAATCCGAGATCAGCGCCAGCCAGTAGATTGTTATTTTTCAACTCCTTGCAAGTGATATCCCAATACTCAAAGCCCAATTCATTTAGGTGAGCGGGTGGTTGTGGAACTCCAACACTCAGCTCGACAATCATCGGCTGCTCAAGACTTCGGTCGGCGCGAAAAGTCCCCTCGATTTTTTTTAAATCAACGGGTTTGCGTGGTCTCCCTTTCATATTTACAAATATAGTGTAAAATTTGAAACTTTATTTTCGCCCA